TATCAACAATATAAGATAATAAGTCAAATAAACCTTGATATAACAACGTTTGTTTGACTTATTTTTATGAAATGCAAACATTTTGCAAACAAAAATTATCCAAAGATGCTTTTACCAAAGTTTTTAACAGCTTCTTCTTGCATGTTCGGTAAAACATGAGAATAAACATTTAATGTCATTGAAATGTCTGTATGACCTAATCTTTCACTGATAATTTTAGGATTAACTCCTTGTTTTAATAGTATGGTTGCGTGTGTGTGTCTTAAGTCATGGAATTTAATTTCTTTTATGCCTGCATTGTGTGTCGTTCTAATGAAATGATTTCTGAAAGTTGCTCTTTTTATAACCATTCCAAACTCATTACAATTAATTAAATCCAAATCTTGATAAGCAGAACCAAATCTTAATTTCTCTTTATTAATTGTAATCTTATGCTTTTTTAAGGATTCTATTGTTTCTTTAGGCACAGGAATTGTGCGTTTTGACGAATTTGTTTTTGCCGTTTTTTTGATTTTATTGTTATGACCAGATGTTTGATTTATTGTAACAGTATGTTTTTCAAAATCCACGTCCTGCCATCTTAAGCCTAGAACTTCTCCCAGACGCATACCCGTAGTTATTGCAAGTAGATATCCAATGTGATATCGTGATTCTTGTGAATGCAATAGAAACTTTTTTACTTCTTCCTCTGTCCAAGTCTGGATAGAGGTTTTTTCTTTTTTTGGTATCTCAGCAAAAGCAGCTGGATTTCGAGAAATAACATTTTGTTTTACAGCTAGATTTAAAGAACTCTTTAAAATTCTATGCATAAGCAGAATGGAATTGTTTGTAATACCTTTATCTATAGAGGATTTATAACATTTTTGAATGTGCATAACATTTAATTTATGGAGCGAAATCATTCCTATACTAGGTATAACATGTTGGTTGATAAATGCCCTATAGCAAGCAAAGGTACTCTCTTCTATGCTCATACTTTTAATTTCTAGCCAATGATTTAGGTAGTCCTTTAAAGTAACTTTAGATGGCTCTATAAATGTCCCTTCATTCAACTCTGTAATCTTTTTCGCGACATCAGCCTGTGCTTCTTTTTTTGTATTATATCCAGAAAACCACTTCTGTCTTCTTTTTCCTGTCTCCGGATCAGGACCGATATCAATAACAATACAATACTTATTTCCTCTTTTTCGAATATGTCCTTTCACTTAAAACACTCCTTCATTTGTTTTGAATCATGTTGTATAAGTCTAGTTGTAATTTTGCTGCTATGAAAATTACATAGTTGGACATATCAGCGATGGGTATATTTTATCATATAAAAATAAATTCAGTTATAGGATAGGGTTTTAGTTTGTTGTTAAACAATAGTGAAATATCTATACCGGTTATCAAATGCAATATTGCATAATTTATTTGAATGTCTAAATATCTAGGCGTATATTGATATCTTCAACTTTCTCAAGTATTTTCAGAATATGAGAGAATAGATGTTTGGATTATTTGTGATAGAATATTCTTAATAATATAATTTGACGGAACGAAAAAGACCCATAGCGTGTGTAATTGTGCTGGGAACACTTTTACACCGTTTACCCTAATTGTAGTAGGGAAAACATTTGCCATGAGCCTTTAAGTTACGACTATGCGTAACATACACGGCTAGTATAACACAGCTTTTAGATGTAATTCATCATTAAGGTGCGTTTTCATGATAGGGAAGTGTGTCTTGTTCCAATAAGGGAGGCACAAAACATGTGGAAAGCTCTAAATCAAATTGAAAAAGAGTTATGTGCAGCTGGAATAAGGAAAAATAAACTAGCAAATCATTGGGGAGTTAAGCCAAGTACTGTTACAAAAATTTTTAAAGGTAACACGGACATGAGTTTTGGTTTTCTTTCCAAAACAGTCATCCTATTAAATAAAGGCATACAGGTTCAAGATAATTTATTAACAGATTATATATATATAACGAAACCGAAAGCAGAAAACTTACGTGAAGCAATGGAAGATTTAGCTTTAAGAGGGAAGTTTAATCTTCTAATTAATATCATAAATAATGAATCACAATCAAAGGTATCAGAAAATAGAGAATTTGCTAATGTGTATCGAATTATTTATAAACGATATATAGGTGACCTTAATGCTGCACAGTACCATCAGGCATTAAGCTTGGAGAGTAAATCAATTAGAACATCAGAGATGGAAGTATTAATTGAAATTTTATTATGTCAAGCGCAATATCAATCGGGTAACTTTACTTCTTTAAATGAGCGATTGAAATCTCTTGAAATAAAAATAAATAAAATAAGTAATAGATACATTCGAGAATGTTATAAATTACGATATAAAGAAGCTATTGCTGTTACTTCGTTACAGGGCGGTGAAGTCAATGAAGCAAGACAGGTCTGTATGAAACTATTAGATGATCTTGAATGGGATAACTTTTTTTCTTTTCCAAAAGTAAATGCGTATTTAAAGTTAGGTGAATCGTATGTTTTTTCTGCGAATGAATATGAGACGTCAAAATATTATTTGGAAAAGACTCTAGAAGTGATCGGAGATAGTAAGACTGATGGAATTGAGAAAAAAAGAAACATGGTGCAACATACATTATCATTTCTAAGGATTCATCATGATAGAGACATTAGTAATTTAGATGTTGTTCATCCAGGGGAACTAGCTTATTTAAGGATTAAACAAGGTGATAGAATGGAAGCGAGAAGACTATTGAATCAATTAAAAGAGAAGAATGGGGAATTAACAGACATACAGACTGCATATTTAGCTTTAACATATGAAGGTACCAAAAAAGAAGAGTTAATGAAACGTTCTCTTTTGATGTGTCAAAAATCAGGGAATATATTTTATTCGAATTTACCAAAAATACACTTGGGTTTAATTTGAATACTTGGTATAATTATCTTCGGAAAGAGGTGAAATAATGAAAAAATTAATTACAATAATTCCTGCACTATTAATAGCAGTTACTTTATTCGTTAACACCGATTCTACAAAAGAAAAACCTAGTACAAATGATTTAAAACCTGCAGTTCAACATATGATGGTTGATCCTGGTGGCGGTTGGTAAAATACATAATAAAGGTTTATATATATTACAAATGACATCGTCTTAATTGACGATGTCATTTGTAGTTTTAGGAGAAATTTCTTTTTTAGGTGAAAGAAGAAAAAAGAAATTTATGTAAAAAAAATACAAAAACAAAAAGAGGGAGATAGAAGATGATGAAGAGCAAGGAAGGGGAAGTTAATCTAATTAAACAAGCTTTATTACTTTTGCAAGAAGAGGATAATCCGAAAGAAACATTATTTTCTATCTGCTTGAGTGAACCAAAAAGAGAAAAGGCAATGTAAAAAAGACTATCTAACTTTTTGATAGTCTTTTTACGCTAAATATTTCCTTTAGCTTTCTCGTAGTTTACAAACATCTCTAATTGTTCTAATGCTTTTTTACGCTGTTCTTCGGGTAAGTCATTAATGATTTGAAGAATTTCTTGGGCTTCTTTTGTTAGCTGTGAATCTTGGTCTGCTGTTAAATCTGGTGAATCAGATAAACCTAGCAAATAATCGGTTGTGACTTTTAAATAATTTGCGATTTTTTGAAGTGTACGTGTACCTGGTGATTTTTTCCCCTCGACATAATTATAAACAGAAACATGACTAACACCAATTGCATCAGCTAATTGTTGTTGGGTGATTCCCTTTTTTTCAATTAATGATTTCAACCTCTCATGACTAAACATAATAAAAACACCCCAAGTTTATTTTATCTATTTTATATGAAATTATTTCTTCTTAATTACTATAATGGTGTCACACTGTCATTATATATTAACTATCAGTTAAGTGGAAAGGTAATTTTTTTAAAAAAAATTTTAAGAAGCACTTGAACTTAACTTTAAGTTAAGTTATTATTTAATTAACAACAAAAACGGAAGAAAGGAGTTATTTATGAAAACTCTAAAACAGCTACGTGTAGAACAGGGGTATACATGTAAGGAAGTAGCTGAAGTCGTTGGTATTACTGAAGTTTACTATTGGTATATAGAAAACGGGAAGCGTCGTCCTTATTATGATTTAATTGTGAAAATTGCTGATTTTTTTAAAGTGAAGCTAGATGTAATTAAAATTTTTTAACCTGAACTTAACCTATAGTTAAGTTCAGGTTGGTTAAGTTAATTAGAAAGGAGCAAAACAAAATGGGAATAGATCAAATTATTAAAGAGTCAATCCGCGAAGTTGTTCGCGAAGAAATCCACGCAGCTATAGCTTCATTCCAACAACAATCACAACCAAACAAGGTAATGCGAGTGAAGGAAGCCGCAGCTTTCTTAAACATAGCAGTTTGTAGAATGTATGAATTAGCAAACCATCCCAAGTTTCCAGTAATAAGAGAAGGACGTAAACTACTTTTCCTGCAAAAGGACTTGGAAGCGTGGCTTGAAACGCAAAAGGAGGTGATTTAGTGGAAGATTCAACATCAATAGCTATATTTGGAATGTTAATCGCATACAGTGCATGGCTGTTTTACATCACTTACGAACCAATAAAAACATGGGCTTGGAGTGACATAGAACAAAATAAAAGGGCCCACGGCAATGGGTCCCTTTAGAAAAAACATTTGTTACTAGAGTATATCACGGAAAGTAGGGAAATAGTACATGCACTTAGTTCATTATCAAGTGCTATTACCTAATAAGTTTTGGGAATTAGCAAAAAGCAAAGAAGAATTAAAACAGATGATTGAGCAATACTTCAGTGTTGGTTATCCGCATTATGATGTTCAACGAATTATCAAAAGCGGACAAGCACATATAGCAGTTTGCATAAGGAGGCAAGGACTATGTCTGAAGTAAAAGTGAAATGGATTAAACTTTCAACAACGATGTTTGAGGATGAAAAAATACGTCTAATTGAGAGCATGCCTGAAGCTGATACATTATTAATCATTTGGATTAAGTTGTTAGCTCAAGCTGGTAAAACAAATGCAAGTGGGTATATTTTTTTAAACGAGAATATCCCATATACGGAAGATATGCTAGCAACACTTTTTAATCGACCACTAAATACAGTTCGGATGGCATTAAGTGTATTTCAAAAATTCGGGATGATTGATATTGACGAAAACCATTACATCAATGTCATTAATTGGGGAAACCATCAGAATCTAGACCGGTTAGAAAAGATTAAGGAAGACACTAGAAAACGCGTAGCGGCACACCGAGAAAGAAAAAAACAACATACACTTAGTTGTAACGCTACATGTAACGATGGCGTAACGGACATAGATAAAGATTTAGATAAAGATTTAGATAAAGAAATAAAAAAAGAATATAGTCCTGAAAAATCTCAGGACAACGCTCAATCTATTCCGTATCAAGAGATTGTTGATTATTTTAACATGAAAGCAAAAACCAATTATAAACATACATCTAAAAAAACACAGGACCTAATCAAAGCAAGATGGAAAGAAGGGTTCGGATTAACTCATTTCCAACAGGTAATTGACATCAAGACTTCACAATGGATTGATAATACGGAAATGAGTGGATATCTGAGACCTATCACATTATTTGGAACTAAATTCGAAAGTTATTTAAATGAAAAACCTGTACAGCGAAAAGGAACATTTAAAGGAGGACCAACTAATGCAAGCAATCAAAAAGATAGTAGCTTCATCGACAAATACGACTTCAAGAAACGCTAGTCAAAGATATGTATTGTCTCCTAATAGATGTACGAATGTCTTTTTAGTAGGGAAAGAAAAATTTAAAGATGTTTGCAGTAAACGCATGTTGATAGATATGGAAACAAATGAGGAATTTTGTCCACAATGTAGATCGGTAGAAAAAGAAGATCAGAAATTAGCTATAGAGACACTAGCTATAAAAAAGAAAAATGAAATCATTCATTTATATGATTCATTTGCTGATAACAGCTTAATAAATGACAAACTCAAAAAAGCCACATTTGAAAATTATGTACCACCTAAAAAAGAATTGGCTGATGCGAAAGAAATGATTATGAACTTTGTTACTTCATTTAATAGAGAAGAACCAACAAGCGTGATAATAACGGGTGATTATGGAGTAGGAAAAAGTCATTTGTGTGTGGCAGCCACTAAAGAACTTATGAAAAAGGGTCACAGTGCAATGTTTATTCAAATGAATAAGCTATTTACCAAAATCAAATCAACTTGGAATAAAAACAGTGAAATGACAGAGGACAAGCTTATGTCCCTTCTAGCAAAAGTTGATGTCTTGATTATCGATGACTTTGGAGCGGAATTCACAGAGAAAGATAAAGAAGGGGTTACATGGAAGCAAACGAAGACAAATGAAATCGTAGATAGCCGTATAGGTAAAAGCACTTTATTTACTACTAATTTTACAATCGGTGAATTAGCAGGAATGTATGGAGAACGTGATTTTAGTCGGATGATGGAAAACGCTGAAATGTTAGAAATGCATGGTGATAATTATAGATTACGCAATTTCAAAAAGGAGGAATAAGCATGTGTGTATTATGCCGTAATACAGGAATCATTCGTAAAGAAACTTATCCGGGTGTAATTGAAACGAACGGTTGTAATTGTGAAGTAGCAAAGCAACAGCAAGCAGAAAATGATAATCGTTGGCAAGCATGGTTAATAAAATTCGAATCAATGAAACAAGAGTTACAACGTAATAAACAACAAGAAGTTAGTTAACAAGGGGGAGAAAGCTATGAAAAATACAGGTGTTGCAAGAAAAGTGGACGAGCTAGGGCGTGTAGTAATTCCGGTTGAGTTACGCAGAACTTTAGGGATTGCTGAAGGTACAGCATTAGGCTTTCATGTTGAAGGGGAAAACATTGTGTTAAGAAAACATGAAAAGTCATGCTTTGTAACGGGTGAAGTTTCTGAATCAAACATAGAGTTGCTAGATGGTCGGATGTTTTTAAGTAAGGAAGGTGCAAGTAAGTTGCTGGGTGTTATTGAGAAGAGTGGGATTGTAAATGCCTAAACAGCTCAATATTTTCGATGTAGAACCAGAAATTTGTCAGTTCGATGTAATGAAAGCCAATGTTAAGAAAGGAACTGGACGCGTTACATATGCAGATGTACGTGTCCAAGTTCCAAAGAGTGCAAAGGGTACGGATGAATTACCTCGCACTACTAAACAAGATGATCGTTATGACATCTTTGAACAATATGTAATGGCAATATGGAGATTCCAACGTGCTTTAGATAAATTTTTTAATTGGGATACAGCTGAAGAATTGTGTAAGGCAGCAAGGGATAAAAAAGAAGCTATTCCTATAAGGATTTATTTAGGAAGTGGCTTTAAACCTGATGTTGTCGAGTACATGCGGTAAGAAAAGGGAGATGGACATATGAAAATAGAAATCGATGTAACAAGCAATAAGCTCTATGTAGTTAAGGATGGAAATGTGATAGCAGTTAATCCACCAGTGAGCGGATTCGGTGAACAAGTTGCGGTTTGGGTTAATGGGAAAGTTGATCGCGTGGATACTAAGTTTACTGAAAAGATAAAATAATCATTTTTAGAAGGTAGGTTCGCTTATGAGCGTAGCAATAAATCATGAAGCGATGAAGGAATCACGTTTGAAAATATACATCGCTTTAGAAGAAGCTAACTTCATTTGGGATGAAAGGGATATTATACGGTTTCGTGAAATGTGGAAACAAGATATGAGTTTACCAGAAATGGCAAAAGCATTAAGGAGACATCAATCAGAGGTGGCACTTCTTGTTATAGATCAAGCTGATAAATATATGATTGAAAACCGTCCAATCGGATTAGGAGTTTGTTAAAGAGAGGGGAAAGCAAAATGAAAGCAATGGAAAACGGTGTATATGCAACAACTAAATTAGTTAGTGAATCAAAGGGAGGACAAGCTGTAATGAATATCAATCAAATTTGTGAATTAGATCAATATCAAGAAGCAACATTACGTACATGGAATGCAAATAACGATTTCGGTGGACGTGTATTAAATGCAGCATTAGGGCTTACAGGAGAAGCTGGCGAAGTTGCTGATATCGTAAAAAAGGCTATCTTTCACGGTCATGGATTTCATCCGGCTCATTGTCCAGGTGAAGAAAACGGGAATACTCATAAATTAGCTTTAGAGTTAGGGGACATGTTGTACTACATTTCAATCATGGCTCACGAAATGGGATATACCTTAGAAGATATTGGGAAAATGAATATCTCTAAATTAGCAACAAGATACCCAGACGGATTTAGTCGAGAAGCAAGTCAAAATCGTGTTGATGTGAAGTAAGACCAAATTTGAATTTTGTACAGAAATTAAAGAAGCCTATACTTCAATATAGTATAGGCAAAGTGACTAAAATTAATCGGTTATTAATTTTGAAAAAATATTTAAATCGATAAGTTTCCCAGCTGATTTTTCGCTCTTTCTTAGAGTCCCTTCAAAAGTGAATTGTAATTTTTGTAATACCTTTATGGAGTTCACATTTTCAGGTTCAACTTTTGCTTCGATACGATTTAGTTTCAGATGTGTAAAAGCGTAATCTAATAAAGCAGAAATCGCTTCAGGTGCATATCCTTTGCCCCAAAATGCTTTCGAAATATCATAACCAATCTCGGTCTTTGAGTTTTCGAAATCTAAGGAATTATAACCACATGAACCGATAATTTGATTAGATTCTTTTTCAATAATAGTAAAACGTAGAGCTTTATTATTTTGAGCAAGTTCATTGAGAAAATGAATCATATCTTTCGCTTGGCTTTCATCAGTGAAATTACTTATATTCATGAATTTTGTAACATTAGGATCAGACCATATTTTAAACATGCTTAATGAATCAGATTCCTTCATTTGTCTTAAATGCAATCTTTGTGTGTGTAGTTCTGTAATCAATACTTTTACCTCCGTTATGTTGTTGTGATAGGTAGATTAAAAATATTGATATCTGCGCATAATTCAGTCCCTTCTAGATGAATTAACTTTTATTATACAAGAAATTACTAAATCGAACAAAAGCGTTATTTTGTAGAAAAGTAATGCGGAGATAAATAAGACCGCTCCTTTTATCGGAACGGCCTTACAAATAACCTGTGCTGGAGGTCTCATCAAATAGCTTGAGATGTTTTCTCTAAACAGTATGGACAAGGATTTTTACGATTATACGTAAAACGGCAGGTAATTGACTAAGTTACCTGCCATGTTCTAAAACAATACGGAGGAGAGAGCCCCGATCTGAAAAGAGTGAAGCCGTGGGAAGTCGGCTTGTAGGTAGTATGTACGATGTAAAAAAGATTATACGAAAAGGGGAATGGAAAATGGCTATTGAGGCACATAAATGTAATGTTAAAGGGTGTAATGGTTTTGTAGTTTTTGAAAATGCTGATTTTGATTTACAGAATCCTGACACAATCAGAGGAGTTTATGCTCTTGATAATCCAACTTGCAATGTTTGCGGAAAAGAATTTTTAGTAGTACCTAGCTATGCTGTCATTGATTTGGATGAAGATACACAAGATTTTGAGGAAATCGAATCGGCTTGCATAACTGGATGGCAGAAGCAAAAAATTTAAATAAAATAGTTATTGTATGATATTAAAAATTAAAGAACCTGTTAGTTATAACAGGTTCTGCGTACAAGGAATTCAAGGAATACAAGGAAACTGGTCCAGAGAAACCTGTGTATTTCTTGGCTTAATAGTAATGTATTCAAAGCAAATAAAAAAATGAATAAAAGTTAAACAAAATTCTTATTGTATGAGCAAAAATAAAGGAACCCGTTTGTTATAAACGGATTCTTTCCTTAAGGTGTGCAAGAAATTCGAGGTGACTGGACGAGAGTACTCTATGGAATTCCTTGCAATAATAATGTATTCAAAGGGATCAAAAAGGTTAATGGAAATTAAACAAAATCCTTATTGGCAGGTGAATGGAATGAAAGTCAGATTAGCAGATTTAGAACCAGGTAAGTTATTTAGGTTTGGTGACACGATCGGCTTCAAATCAGAATATTGGACGGGTGGCGCAGTTGAAGCGTTCATTGTCGGAAGCGGTGAAATGTTTTGGGGTGGAACAAGTGCAGCAAAAGAGCGAAGAGAATTAATGGTTGAGCCTATTAACTTGAAAGAACTAGTGTAAGACTAAACAAAATCGTTATTTTAAATGGTTTAGCCCCTTGAAGGGCGCTCCAAGGGGTTAAGATTCGAGAATTTTTAAACTCTTGTTTAATTACATGAAAACTCCCTAAAGAGTATCTATGGAATTTTAACACTTAACTGATTATTTTTACAGGTATATATTGAAACTCGAATGTTAATAAAAGAAACCCCGTTTATTCACGGGGCTTCTAAGGGTAATTGTCAAGTAATGACGTACTCGACTAATTAACAATATCATGAATTTTTTGGTAAAAATACTGGTAAATGTGTCCAAATGGATGGGGCATCATTTTCAACAAAAACGCTATTTGGTTTAATCACCGAAAATTAAGAGCAATTTTGCAATGTGCTCCTAATCAAAAAGGTGTTATGTGTAAATATGTACTAGATTTTAGGAGAATTGCTTTTTTTACGGTGATCTTTTTCTTCAATATCAGTTTCAGGCATTCCGTATAACCCGTTCATAGCCTGTTCATCTAAATCAAGACCAAGCACATTATTATTTGTCACATCATTTTTTTCTTTTTTAGAGTTATTCATATATATCACCTCCTATTTTTAGGATGTCTAAAAGTGATATAAACATTCAAGGTTTGTTTCATGATAAAAACTTCATTTTGCACAACAAAGCAGCCAGCTTAATTAGCTAACGACTTGTTGTACAAAAGAAAATTAGGCCCTACAAGTAAATGATATGTAACTTTAGGTTACAGCTATAGTATAAGCAGAAGTAAACATGTTATGCGGTAGTGAAAATGAGCTTAATAAAAATTTCATTTTGTATTAGTTTGAAATACAAAAAGAGCACTTTATTAAGTGCTCTCGTGGCGAGTTCCGTTTTCTCAAAGAAAGGAATACACCATATCATACGAAGCTTTTCTAGAATGTGCTTGTGTTAATTAATTAGTATTCGTAAAAAAACAGCTAGCAAAAGCTAATTGCTCCATTTTCAAAAAGGTTCCGAGCTGCAATCACTGTTAAGAAAGCAGCTTACAGGTAGTATGTACAGAATTGTGAGGATTATTCGGATAAATAAAAAGAGCACCTAGGCCAGAGTGCTCTTTGAAAAAAAGTGAATAAAAGAGATGATTATTTAGAAAAAAGAGATTCGATATTAAAATATGCACCAAGTGAGAAAAAAGTGAAAATAAAAGAGCAGCTAGCAAAAGCTAACTGCTCCATTTCTGAAAAAAGGTTCCGAGCTGCAATCACTGTTAAGAAAGCAGTTAATAGGTAGTATGTACAGGATTATGAGAATTATTCAGATGAATAAAAAGAGCGCCTGTGCCAGAGCGCTCTTGTCTGAAACCTTAAACTATTATTCGTTGTCAATGTGTGTGAGTCATGAACAAACAAATAGTTCGAAAAGTAAGGTTCAAGATATTGTATGTGAAATAAAGAAAAGTGTTAATGAAAATAAAAGAGCAGCTAGCAAAAGCTAACTGCTCTCAAACGAAAAGTTAAGAAGGAAGTTCAATCATTAAGTGTATTTATAGCATGGACAAGATTTAGGAATTTATTCAAGGAGGAATAGATATGGCGTCTGGTTGTATCATAGCTGAATGTCCTATTTGTGAGGATTGGGTATTTGAAGATGAATGGATACTTGATCAATATGACAACGTGGTTCATGAGAGATGCCTTAAAACAAGGAATAACAACAATAAAATGAACCATCTTTTAAATCAAGAAATACAAAGGCTTGAGAAGAGAGTAAAGGAATTGGAAGATCAGAATAAGAGCGGACAAATGACGTTGTTTTAAATAAAAGAACAGTTAGCAAAAGCTAACTGCTCACCTAATGGAGGTCTTGTTCCAACTAGGTTATCTACAGTATTGACGGAATATTGAGTTTTATTCAGGGGGTAGAGGGAAATGAAAATGGTTCGTAGGCGCGCTGTTATTCGATTGGAGAAACAAAGGAAAAGTGAAAGTAGATTTAGTGCGGTTAAATGGAATGTGCAAATGCATTTAGGTAAACGTAACTATAAGACTAAAGATATGTTAGGTGCATATCAGGACATGCAAGCCATAAAAAATAAAGTAAATAAACTTTTAGAAAGTGAGAGATAGTTATGCCTGAATTAGCTTTGTATGAAATGAAGTGTGGGGATAGTGATTGCGGAAAAATCAGTTTACAAGAGTTAGATTTAGAACGTTATAATTTATGCCCATATTGCGGTGAAGATACAGATTATACACCAGGTAGAATTGAACCTGTTTTAGTGTACACGCCACGTTCGGAAAGAAACTCAATAAAATAATCCTTTGAATAGAAAGTGAGGTTAAGAGGAATGTCTAAATTAAAGAAAAAGAAAACAAGAAAAGCTATTGCTCGACGTGCGAAATCCTTTGAAAAATATAGAGTTAAAAATGCTTGGAGAAACATTTTTGTACAAGCTGGTATTTTAAAGTGAAAAGAAACTGAATATAGTCCGGCTAGAAAACTAGAGGACACCAATTTTTAGAGCAGCAATAAAGCTGTTTTAGGAATAGGTGTCCTTTTTATTTTGAAAAGGGAGATGGGGAAATATGAAGGCACTAAAGGATCAATTACGTGAGTGGAAAAAGCAATCAAGGCAAGTGAAAAAGAAAAACAAGAAAAAGCGGAAAGAGAAATTTAGCACTCGTGAAATTGAAGATTTAATGGGGATACATAGACCTTGCTATGAACGTAGACGTGGAGCATTAAGACAAAAGTAATTAAAAAATAAAAAGGAGTGGTCTTACATGACTAAACAATTATCTTTCTTACCAAAAATCGATAGAGCAGCAACGCAGAAAAAATTAGAAGGTGTTCTTGAAAATGTACGTTTATATAGACAATTTGGAATGATGCGTGAAGAAATGAAAGTCACTCCTTCTTATGAAATTAGATATCACGGACCTACAAATGATGTAGGAAAGCCATTAGAAGATGTAGCGATGGCTAATATACAACAAAGTGAACGAGAAGAGTGGGTTAAGAAAACGTCATTTCGTATTGATCAGTTTCTTAGTCGTTTGGGTAATGGACGTGCAGGAAAGGATCAAAGAAACATCATCATTAAGCGTTATTTAGAAGATGAAGATGTATGTGATTATATGGTTTATAACGAAATTGGCATGAGCGAGCGTACTTATCGACGCGTTAAGGCTAGAGTGTTTTACAAACTTGCTTTTGCTCTTAGATTAGAAGTTTATGAGACAGAAGACACTGGAGGTAATGAATAATGAATTTTGTTCAGCCGATACGTAATCCAGAAGAAATACAGCAGCTAAAAGAGTATTTTAAGGGAAAGAGTGTACGTAATTATATTTTATTCATTATGGGAATCAATACGGGCCTGAGAATCTCTGATATTTTGAAATTGAAGGTAGGAGATGTCAAAGGCAGTCATATCTCTATGAGGGAAAAGAAAACAGGGAAACAAAAACGAATACAAATTACAGCAGCATTAAAAAGAGAACTTAAATGGTTTATAGAAGAAAGAGAAGATCATGAGTATTTGTTGCAAAGTAGACAAGGGAAGAATCGTCCTATTGGTCGTAGCATGGCATATAAGATATTAAGTATAGCCGCAGCAGAGTTCGGATTAGATGAAATTGGTACACATACCTTGAGAAAGACGTATGGCTATCATATGTACATGCAAACGAAGAACATAGCATTACTCATGGAGATATTCAATCACTCGTCAGAGAAGGTCACGTTACGTTATATAGGGGTAAACCAAGATGCAATGGATAAAGCAATGACTAGATTTAAAATCTAAGCATTGTTTTTTCTTTTGAATACATACAGTTACTCATAAATTTCGTACTGTGTAACTCAAAAGAGAAAGTTAAATGAAATCAATGATAGCAAGGGATTCAGCAAATGGGTCAGTTACACACAATATAAGATATGGGTAAGTCAATTATTTGTATGTTAAGATTATGCTATAAAATAAGAAAGTAGTGATTGTGATGAGTGAAAGATGTCCGGTTTGTCAAAACTCTATTGAGGAACAACAATTAGTGGGAGTGGGAGGAGGACGTGTAGAGCAATATAAATGTGAGAATTGTGGTACATTTTCCTTGGCTGAAGAAGCGAGATTTGAACTAAATGTAGAGCAGAAGAGAAAACTTTCTGCAATTTTAAGAAAGAGAGCCATTAGAGGGATGGGGAAAATAATGATTTTTCTTAATCGACCAGATAAAAATCTTTCAGAATTTCCGTATCCTATTTATCTTTTAGGGGATCTATTAAGTGAATATCCTGATAGTGCTTCTGATAGGTTGGATGAGTCATTAATAAACTTAGCTAAATTGTCCCAATTTCCAGGTGACCCAGTATATATTCGTGAATCAGATAAATCTCTATTTTTTGTACAGAGTGCTCACTTGTTGGAAATGAAATATATAGCGAACCAACTATTTCAGGACGAATTAATTGAGATATCTAAGCTATCGGCAGCAGATTTCCCTGCACATATTACAGTTACAGCGAAAGGGTGGAATCGTATTGCAGAATTAGAAAAAGGAAGAGAAGCGGATACTAAGCAGGTATTTGTCGCGATGTCGTTTAGTCCAAAAATGGATAGTCCATATAAGAATGCAATCACAAAAGCTATAAAAGAGGCAGGATACCAGCCTATCAGAATTGAAGAAGCGGAACATAATAATGACATAACTGATGAAATTATAGTCAAAATAAGACAAAGTAAATTTGTAATTGCAGATTTTACCGGACACAGAGGTGGAGTTTATTTCGAAGCTGGTTATGCGTTGGGACTAGGTAAGACTGTTATATGGACATGTAAAGATGACGATTTTAAAGATATTCATTTTGATACTAGACAATTTAGTCATATTAAGTGGTCAACAGAAAACGAATTATACGAAAAATTATTAAACAGAATTAAAGCAACAATTAATTAAAAACATGGCAGAGTCGTGACCGCTTTTTGGCAGGAAATGTGTCGGTTATTTTGGAATTAACGTGTTATATTTGTATTGTGGGAAGTGGCGGGAAACACAACTCACTATGTTGTTTCTAAAATTCTAAACGGTTCGTAATGACGGCACATAAAATCCGAAACCAGCAGATGGTACTGATTGAATGTTACCGTTAATAAGGAGAGCTTTTGCTCTTCTTTGAGCTAACAACATCCTAGGTAGACAGAATGAGGGCGACCTGATAAGTCGGACAAGAGTGTCTGTCGTGGTTGTTAGCTGAGAGAAGAATAAAACTTCATGTACCGTAATTCGAATACAAATTAATAATCAATAACAAAGCATCCATTCGGGTGCTTTTTATTATGGAGGAGGATGAATGATGAAATTTGAAACAATGATTGAATGTATGGATGAAACCTGTAGGACGGTTATTTTTGCAAGAAATACTGATGGATTACGTTGTGTTAGATGTGGAGGTAGAACAAGACCGATGCCGTTCAAACAGACGGAACATGATAAATCTAAAGAATTAACAGTTCAAGTGAATGTTGATAATACAAAAGCATTAGAAGGAATTAAAGAAGTAACGGAAGTCGCTAACGAATGTGTGAATGCATTGGAGAAGCTGGATAAGGTAATGAGTAAGTTTACAGGTAAGAGTGAACCGAATGGAATCACATTAAAAGTTCCTACTACTTTAGATGGGAAGACAATTAGTGAAGATGTTTCTAGAATTAAACCAACGGCAAATACAATTGTTTCAAGAACATGCTAAGGAGGGAGATAACAAATGAAACTAACTAAACAAGAACAATCGGTTGTGATTGGTACATTCATTTCAATATTGGGTGAGCAAGTAGTAAATGCACGTATCCATCCTGAGAAGTTAGAGAAGGCAAGTGCACTTCATAATGAGCTGCACGATAACACAACGCCAAAGCAAAGAAGAGAAGCGATGATAAGCTTGCTCGATAAAACTATGGATGTATTCCTGGATAGTAAGGAGTGAGAGGATGAGAGTTGCTATTGTTTGTGGAGGAACGCTAGGTGAAGCGTTTGATATGTTGCGCAAGGCTTTTGTTAATACGAGTAAACAGTTTGAAGAATTCAATGAGCTGATTAAATGCTGCTACATGTATGAAGAAGATTTGGAATATAAGGAACATATTAGCTTTCCTCATAGTGTAGTTAAGGTGATGAAGTCACAGGTTATAGATCGTAAGCCTAAATGCATAAGAGCAAGGACAGTTTGTTAAAAGGAGTGAGGATAGATGCAAGTCTATTGTTCCAACTGCAGTAAAGAATATGATATGCAACCACAAGTAGCGCAACTTCCTAATCGAATTGAGAAGTGTTTCTTTATTTGTCCGCATTGTAAGCATGAACATGTTGCTGCGTATGTGAACGATAAGATCCGTAAGCATCAAGCGGATATAGCAAAGTGTCATGAACGGATTAATAAAAAGAATATATCTATTGAGGATGAGATGAAACGGTTAAGGAATAGGATGGAGGGAAGTAAATGATGATGTTGATATTGACCTATCTTATTATTGGTTTACTTTATAGTTCCATTACAATGTATCCAGTTGCAAGAGACGTTGCACAAAGGAAGAAACATGATGGTGTATATATAGTAAGTACATTTATTATTTCAATTGCATTTACAATTTGTCTTGCTCCTTTCTGGATTATTCTTGTTGGGTTTGATGTAGCGAAGTTGTTTTATAAATGGAAGAATAGAAACCGAATGAAGTGCGAATGTTTTAATTGCGGTTATGAATCAACAATAGATATAGTAACTGGTGCTGGTAAACGCTGTTCTAAATGCAATGGTATAACAATACCTAAAGCGTCAGGTGGTACACATGCCAAGTAAACCATTCAAACCCTGCAAATCATTAGGTTGCAATGAACTAACAAGGGATAAGTATTGTGCTAAACATTTAGAAAAGGAAAACGAAACGGTAAGATATTACGACAAACATATTCGAAACAAAAGCTCACGTTCATTCTATAACTCCAAACCTTGGAGAGTTATGCGTGAGTTTGTTTATCGTAGAGATCATGGTCTATGTGTTCAATGTAGAAGGGATGGCATCATTAAGATAGGTGATGTAGTCGATCATATCATTCCATTGCTTGTGGATTGGTCAAGGCGGTTAGATCCAGCTAATTTACAAACATTGTGTCACGCTCACCATAACAAGAAAACAAAAGAAGACGAGAAGAAAAACAGAAAATAATTCGAAAGAAAAAATTCATAAACACCCCCCCACCATGAAAAAGCAAAAGGCGAATCCCTGGAGACCGCCGCTTAGCTTTCCGTACAAAAAATTCGTTTTATTTCATAAAAGGGGGGTTCAACTAAAGGAGGTGGTTCACATGGGACGAAAAGCGAAGCCGATTCTTTTACAAATACTTGAAGGGAATAAAAACCGTTTAACTAAACAAGAAATAGAACAACGAGTGAAGGCTGAACAACATATTCAACCAAAAACGAATAGAATAAAAGCTCCAACTTGGTTAAATGCAGTAGCAAAAAAAGAATTCAATCGTATTTCTAAAGAATTAATGGAATTAGACCTTATTACAAATGTAGATATTAATGCTTTGGCAGCTTATTGTGATGCCTACTCTGATTATGTTGAATGTACAAAAATTATCGGTGAAGAAGGGTTAATGGTTGAGTATACAAACAAGGCAGCTGAAACCAATAAAGTGCCACATCCCTTATTAACTAAAAAGAAACAATTACATGAACAAATGAAGTCGTTAGCAATTGAATTTGGATTAACGCCAAGTTCTAGAGCATCTTTGGCAAAGCCTAAGGGTGACGATAAACCCAAAACCAATGCAGAAAAACGGTTTGGTGATAGGGTATGAGATTAGAAGAAAGACTAATGCAATATGTTTATGATATTTCGGACGGCAACATATTGGCTTGTAAGAAACACAAATGGGCTTGTGAACGGTTTTTAAGAGACTTAGAACGTACACAAGCGGATGAGTGTCCATTCTATTTTGATGTTGAACAACTGTATGATTTTTATGAATGGTGCAAGCAATTCAAACATTTTAAAGGTGTGTTAGCAGGCCAATATATTGAATTAACAGATTTTCAATTATTCATATCAGCTAATATATTTTGCTTTCTTACTAAAATTACAAATAATAGACGTTTCCTACGTGTATTTATTGAACTTGCAAGGAAAAATGCGAAATCACAATTTTTGGCTCTTATCGCTTCTTATATAACATTTTTATCTGATCAACAAGAAGAATGCTATATAGCTGGTTGGGATAGGCAACAATCAAGCCTTGTTTACAATGATATTTTAAAACAACTAGGCGCATGTGATATGTTATCCAAAAAATATAAAGACTCTTATGGAAAAATCACGCATATAAAGAGTGGTTCAACAATAACACCACTTTCTAAAGAAGCAAAAAAGACTGGTGATGGTACAAACCCATCCCTTGGAATCGTTGATGAATATCATGCTCATGATACTAGTGAGATTTATGATGTAATTGATTCTGGAATGGGCGCACGTGAGAATACATTAATGTTCATTATTACTACGGCAGGATTTAACATCAATGCCCCTTGTTACAAGGAATATAAATACTGTTCTAGGATATTAGATCCTGATGATTTAGGTGTGGAAAATGATGAGTATTTTGTTGTCATTTGTGAACTTGATGAAGATGATGATATCAAAGATGAAACAAATTGGATCAAAGCCAACCCGATTGTAGCAACTTATGAAGCTGGAATGAAAAAGCTTCGAAGTGATTTGAAAGTTGCTCTTGATAACCCTGAAAAAATGCGTTCTTTTCTTACAAAACGTATGAATATTTGGGTTAACCGAAAAGAAAATGGTTATATGGATATGTCTAGATGGAATAAATGTGATGGATTAATCGAGTTGTCTGAATTGAGAGGTATGGAATGTACAGTAGGAGCCGATTTATCAGCGAAAATCGACTTAACTAGTGTGGATTTTGAATTCAGGAAAGATGAAGAATACATCGTACTTAGTCATAGTTTTATACCAGAGGATACATTAGCTGAGAAAATGAAAACAGATAAAGTTCCATATGACATTTGGGCACAGCAAGGTTGGATTACTGTAACACCTGGTTCAGTTGTAGACTACAATTTCGTAAAAGAATATATAAAAACGATGGAATCAGATAATGAATTTAAAATAAAAGAAATTTGTGCCGATCCATGGAATGCAACACAATTTATGCAAGACATGGAAGCGGAGGGGTATGTTGTTGTAGAGATACGACAAGGTATGGCTACTTTATCAGGACCAACAAAAGATTTTCGTGAACAAGTGTATCAAAAGAAAATTATTCATAATAACAATCCAGTTCTTAATTGGGCAATTGGAAATGCTGTTACTAAGCAGGATGCTAACGAAAATATCATGTTGGACAAGTCAAAGGCAACGGAAAGAATTGATCCAATAGCGGCTGTAATTAATTCACACGTTCGCTGTATGCTCAATTCTGGTGGGATGGACTTAAATTCATATATTTTAAGTCAGGGCTTCTCATTTTAGGAGGAATTACATGTGGTTGTTAAGGTTCTTTTTCAGTATTTTAGATGATATTTTATTTGTTTCAGGGTTGTCCATTATTGTAGGGACGACTTTTTTTATTAATCCTATTTATGGATGGTATTTGTTAGGTATTATCCTCACAATACTGGGGGTGGTAATGATAAGAAGATAGAAAGGAGGTGAAACTTTTGATTTTTCGGCAGTTATTTAAGAATCAAGATACGACCGATTTGAAAAATCCGTCTCCTTGGTTTAAAAGTCTATTTGGTTATCAAGCCGCAAGTGGTGAAAAGGTTACAGTAGAATCATCTTTAGGTGTCCCGACGGTATACCGATGTATTAACATCCTTGCAAACAGTGTTGCAATGCTTCCTTTTCAGGTTTTTAGAAAGACAACAAAGGGAAGAGAACGAGATAAGATGCATCAAGTGGCGTTTGTTTTAGAAAGACGACCAAATCCATATCAAAGTCCATTTAAATTCAAACATTTAATTGAAACACATCGTAATACATGGGGAAATGCTTACATCAATATTCATTGGGGTGTGGATGGCAGACCAAAAGAGCTGTGGGCATTGAATCCAGCTGTCACAACCCCAACTGTGGACTTAAAGACAAATAAATTATGGTATTTTACTAGCCTGCCAGATGGTAAGCCTGTAAAAATACCTGATGTTGACATTATTCATCTTACTACGTTGTCCACTGATGGTCTGAAAGGAAAACCACCTATTCAAATTGCAAGAGAATCTATAGGCAGCTCACAGGCAGCACAAAAGTTTAAAGGGAAATTCTTTACAAACGGGGCTGCACATAGTGGATTATTAAAAACTCAGCAAGCGCTTGGTAAAGAAGCAAAAGATGTACTCCGTGATGCTTGGAAAGAAGCGAATACAGGCTTGAACAACGCTCAAAGGATAGCGATTTTAGATGCTGGGCTAGAATTTGAGAAAGTTGGAATGCCTTTGAAAGATGCTCAATTTATTGAAGGTATGAAGTTCGATAAAGCTGAGATTGCAAACATTTTTAATATTCCATTGCACATGATTAATGAGTTAGATCGTGCTACATTCTCAAATATTGAGCAACAAGCACTAGATTTTATCCAAAATACATTGAGTCCGATTCTTATCCAGTATGAAGAAGAGTTTTCTTATAAAACATTTTCATTTAATGAACAAAAGCGTTACTATTTGAAATTTAATCTAACAAGTTTACTCCGCGCTGATTCTAAATCTAGAGCGGAATTTTATAAGATTATGCTAGATGCTGGAGCTTTCTCAATCAATAAAGTATTAGAGCTTGAAGATATAGATGGAATTGGAGAATACGGTGATAAACATCGTGTCGATCTAAACCATGTATCTATTGAGATTGCGGATGAATACCAATTAGCAAAAGCTAGTGGAGGTTTGTCGCTGAAAGGAGGTGAGGACAATTAAAGACGTGTTTACTATTAAAAATCAAACGGAATCGTCCGCAGACCTATTTATCTATGGTGACATCATAAATAATACAGGTTGGAAATGGGATGATTCAGATATTATGCCTGATGATGTGAAAAACATTTTGGGGCAATTGGATGATAAAAGTAACCTTAATATCTATGTAAATAGTGGCGGTGGTTCTGTATTTGCTGGTTTAGCTATTTATAATATGTTAAAGCGAAATAAGGCTCAAAAAACTGTTTATGTGGATGGTGTTGCAGCTTCCATCGCTTCAGTAATTGCCTTAGCTGGTGATCGTGTTGTTGTCCCTTCTAATGCGTTCTTAATGATTCATAAACCTTGGACGTATGCAGCTGGAAATGCAATTGATTTCCGAAAAGCAGCAGAAGACTTAGATAACATCGAGTCTGGAATTATGAATGTATATAAGGAAAATTTGAAAGAAGGCATTGGAATTGAAGAAATTCAGCAATTAGTAGATGCTGAGACTTGGTTAAGTGGTGAAGAAGCTGAGAAATACTTCAATATCGAAGTTGTGGAAGCAAAAGAAGTTGCAGCATGTATGAGTGATTACTTTGATAAATATCAAAAGACACCAAGCAAGATAGTAGCAAAAGCTCCTTCTATTCCTAAGAAGGATACTAATGAACAATTAAAAATACAAAATGCACTAGACCTTTTAGAAATATAGGTCTATTTTTTGTGCCAAAACAAGGAGGAATTTCCGAATGGATAAACATGAACAAGAATTACGTCAAAAAATTGCTGATTTAAAAGCGAAGGCAGAAGAGTTTAATAACAGCGGTAAATATGAAGATGCAAAAGCGAAAATTGAGGAAGCGAAAAATGCGCTGGATAACTATTTAGCAATGAATCAAATTCAAGTTCCTGAACCTGTAAATTCACAAACAGGAGCGTTACCTCCAACACCAGTTAAAAATGAAAACGCATCATACAAAGAAGTATTTATGAAAGCTATTCGTGGTCAAAATTTAACTCATGAAGAAGCAAGCGTTATGCAGGAATATAAAGCAGCACTATCTGAGAATACAGGTAAAGACGGCGGTTATATTGTTCCAGAAGATATTACTACAACTATTAATCAACTAAAACAAACGGTTGATAACTTAGAACAATATGTAAATGTACAACCTGTTTCAACAAATAAGGGAGCTCGTACATTAGAAAAACGTGCGGCATCTACACCATTCGCCCCGTTATCTGAGTATGGTAAACCGAATGCAATGCAAGAAATTGCTTCTCCTGAATTCGATCGTTTATCTTATGCTATTGAAGATTACGCAGGATTTTTACCAGTACCAAATGATTTATTAGATGATACAGATCAAGCTTTAGAAGAATATTTGCGCCAATGGATCGCGAAGAAATCTATTGCTACTCGTAACTACCTAATTTTGCAAGAACTCAGCAAATTGACAAAGGTTGATTTAAAGGATTATAAAGGCATTAAAACGGCATTAAACGTTACATTAGATCCAATTTTTGCAGCAGCAGCTAATATTTTTACAAACCAAGATGGATTCAATTACCTAGATCAATTAGAAGATAAGGATGGTCGTCCACTACTTCAACCAGATCCAACAAATCCGACTCGTAAGTTACTGTCAGGAAAGCCGGTTATTACTTTATCCAATAAAACAATTGCTACAGATAAGGATGGTAAAGCGCCATTTATTGTTGGAGATTTAAAAGAAGCAATTGTCCTGTGGGATAGAAAACAATTATCTATCGATATGACTAAAGAGGGTGGAAATGCCTGGAGAACAAATACTTCTGAGTTCCGAGCAATTGAGCGTGAGGACGTTACACCATGGGATACAGAAGCGGTTGTATATGGGCAAATTACGGTTGCACCTAAAACTGGAGCTTAATAAAGCAGGGGGTGTCCTTCTTGGTGCTAACATTAGAGGAAGCAAAGAAGTATCTTCGTGTGGATGGTGATGAGGATGATGACCTCATTGCCTCTTTCATAGAAGCAGCAGAAATATATATTAAGAATGCCACAAGTAAAAATGTAGATTTGAGGAGCGAGCTTGCTAAACTAGCGGCTCGCATTTTAATTGCTCATTGGCATGAAAACCGTGAAGCGGTTGGAAAAGCTGAACAACTTGCATTTAGTTTGCAGTCAATATTAATTCAATTGCAATATTGTGGTGGTGATTCAAGTGAATCCAGGTAAATTAGATAAACGTCTTACATTCCAAATAAAAGACGATGATGCAAAGGGCCCGGATGGCGAACCGATAGATGGTTATAAGAATTCCTTTTCTGTATGGGGCTCCTTCATTTTTTTAAAGGGAAGAAAATACTTTGAAGCAGCCGCAGCTAATAGTGAAATCCAAGGTGAAACCGAAATCCGATATCGCGCTGATGTGAATGCTGATATGAAAATTAAATATAAGAACACGATTTATGACATTGTTTCAGTTATTCCAACTGAAAAGCACACGTTATCGATCATGTGGAAGCGTGGTGGAATGAATGGCTGATGGTGTAGATTTATTAGGTTTTGATCGTTTAATTTCTGAATTAGAACAAATGGGCTTACGCGGAGAAAAAATCGAAGATAAAGCTCTTGCAGCAGGTGGCGAACCTATTCGAAAAGCGATTGCCGAGCGAGCACCAAGAAGTGATAGCCCTAAGAAAGCATCTAAAAGTGAACCGTGGCGTACTGGCCAACATGGTGCTGATCATATAAAAGTTACGAAAGCTAAACTTGAAGGTGGTATTAAAACGGTTAAAATCGGAATCGATAAAGCAGATCGTTCCCCATGGTTCTATTTAAAGTTTCATGAATGGGGAACGTCAAAAATGCCAGCCGAACCATTTGTAGAACCAGGATTTAATTCTTCAAAAGAAGCCGCAATTCGTGCTATGACAGACATCTTGAAGAACGAAATGAGGCTGAATTTATGATAAATTTACGTCCTGAAATTTTGCAAGCTCTTGAAAATAATCAGGAGCTTGTTTCTTTATTAGGTGGAAAACGTGTTTATTATCGTAAAGCCAAAATTGCTGAAGAGTTTCCGCGGATTACATTTTTCGAATTAGACAATAGTCCAGATGGGTTTGCGGATAATGAGGAAATTGAAAGTGAAATCTTATTCCAAATCGATATTTGGTCAAAAGGTAGTACAACAGCAATCCATAAAAAAGTGAATGAAGTCATGAAAACTATTGGTTTCTCACGCTATGCAGTTGCTGATTTATATGAAGATGATACACAAATTTATCATTACGCGATGCGATTCGCAAAAGGAGTGGAGTTATAGATGGCTGGAGAAATTATAAAAATTAGTTCGACTGTCGGTGTAGATAGTCTGGTTTATGCGAAATCAACGAAAGACGATGCATCAGGTATTGACTACGATACGGTAAAAAAAATGGAAGGTGCTGTAAAGGTTAAAACTTCTAAGAAGGTATCTTCTGAAATTATGTGGAGTGATAACAAAAAGTCAGAAATCGCTGAGTCTGATGGTGAAGTTGAAGTTGAAATTGAGGTTCGAGGTCTTCCATTATCTACAAAAGCAGATATTGAAGGATATCCAGAAGTTAAAGATGGTGTATTGGACGAAAAGCGCGAGGGTGAAAAGCCATATTTAGCAATCGGATGGCGCTTTTTAAAGGCTAACGGAAAATATCGATATGTTTGGTTGTTAAAAGGGAAACTTTCACAAGAGGAAGAAGAAGGCGAAACGAAAAAAGATAAGCCAAACTTCCAAACAACGAAACTTAAAGGTTCATTCATCGAGCGTGATTTTGATGATAGAACGAAGTTTACAGCAGATGAAGATGAACCTACCTTTACAAAAGCTATTGGCGATAATTGGTTTAAAAAGGTATATGAAAAACCTGTAACACAACCACCAGCAGGAAAGTAGGAGGGAGCAAAAGCTCTCTCTTTTTTATTAACTAAGGAGGAATAAACTATGAAACTAACATTACGAATCAATAAGGAAAAGAAAATTTTTAATTTACCGGAGTTCATTCCAGCTCGTTTAATTCGCCAAGCCCCTGAGCTTGCTGATATTCCAAATGATCCTGGTCCAGAGGATATGGATAAAATGGTTCAATTTGTAGTAAAAGTTTACGATGAACAATTTACCTTAGATCAATTTTGGGATGGCGTGGATGCTCGTAAGTTTTTATCGACAACTTCAGAGGTAATTAACGCTATTGTCAATGAAACTGTGGAAGCAGCTAGTGGTACATCTGTAACTGGAGAAGCAGAAAACCCAAACGCGTAGAGGGAGGAGGGCTAACGTTCAGTGAGTTTATGGACGAGCTTTACCTCTCTTTATTACGTCAAGGCTATAAACATCATCATATCGATAATGAAATGGATATTTGGCATTATTTAAGGCTAAATCGAAAGCATCGCGAACAAGGTAATTCAAATAGTGAAAATCAGAATTCAAATGAAATAGAAGTTCCAGCTGAAAACATTGTCTAGCGAGGGGGTGAGACATTGGCAAATGAAATGAATAATTTAGTAGTTAGACTTTCCCTTGATAATGTGAATTTTCGTCAAGGTATATCGAATTCAGGAAGAGCAGTAAGGACATTACAAACTGAGTTGAAATCAATTAGTACAGGGATGGGCGGATTTGCAAGCGCAAGTGATCAAACAAAAGCGAAGATGGATGCTCTTAATCGACTGATTGAAGCGCAAAAAGAAAAAGTTAAAGCATTACGCCAAGCTTATGATCAAAATAAAGCCAAACTCGGTGAAAATGATGCAGCTACTCAGCGATATGCAGCACAGGTCAATAAAGCTGTTGCTGATTTAAATCGATTTGAAAATGAATTAAAGCAAGTGAACCGTCAGGCTGAACAAAAAGGGATGGATAAGCTTAATAATTCTTTGAAATCCTTACAAGCTGAATTCCGATCTGTTACAACGGGAATGGGTGGATTTTCTAATGTAGCTGATCAAACGCGTGCTAAAATCGATGTTTTATCTCGTACAGTCGATACGCAAAAAGAAAAGATTAGAGAACTTCAACAAGCCTATAATCGTGCTAAAACAGAAGAAGGTGAAGCAAGTCAATCAGCGCAACGATATGCCGAACAAATTCATCGAGCAACAGGTGAACTTAATCGGTTTGAAAATGAATTACGGCAATCAAATCATGAACTAGAACAGCAAGGAAATCGTCTATTGAACTTCGGTAATCGAATGGAGACACTAGGAAACCACTTGCAAAATGCTGGTATGCAGATTGGTATGGTGTTTGGTGGAATGACTTATGCAATAGGTCGAGGTCTAAAATCGGCGATCACTGAATCAATGAACTTTGAGCAACAAATGGCTAACGTTAAAGCTGTATCCGGTTCTACTGGTGAAGAAATGAAAAAGTTAAGTGAACTAGCCGTTAACATGGGTGAAACAACAAAGTATTCATCTGTGGAAGCAGGAAAAGGTATTGAAGAATTAATAAAGGCCGGAGTTGGTTTAACCGATATTATAAACGGCGGTTTAGATGGTGCTCTTAACTTAGCAACGGCAGGAGAATTAGAATTAGGCGAAGCAGCAGAGATTGCATCCACAGCCTTAAATGCGTTTAAAGCAGATCATCTTTCAGTAGCAGATGCAGCTAATATTTTGAGTGGTGCAGCAAACGCATCAGCTACAGATGTACGTGAATTAAAATATGGTCTTTCAGCATCATCAGCAGTTGCGGCAGGAGCTGGGATGACATTTAAGGATACAGCTACGACTCTAGCAGTATTCGCTCAAAATGGTTTAAAAGGTTCTGATGCAGGTACATCGTTAAAAACGATGCTTATGCGATTAAACCCATCAACAAAAGAAGCATATAACAAAATGAAAGACTTAGGTCTTATTACTTATAATGCCCAAGCTGGATTTGATTTCTTAGTTAAAAACGGTATTCAACCAGCTTCCAGAAATGTAGGGGATATAGAAGCATCTTTAGAGAAATATGTAATGAAAACAGAAGGCGTAACGAAATGGAATGATAAATGTGATACTACATTCCGTGAATTAGCAACAAGTTCCGCTTTTCTATCATCAAAATTTTATGATCAAAACGGCCATATAAAAAACATGGATGAAATGTCTGGAATTCTTCATGAATCTATGAAAGATTTAACAGATCAGCAACGTAGTATGGCTCTAGAAACATTGTTTGGTTCCGATGCTGTTCGTGGTGCTACCATTCTTTTCAAAGAGGGTGCCGATGGTGTAAATAGTATGTGGGATGCGATGTCAAAAGTTACAGCAGCTGATGTTGCGGCAACTAAAATTGATACTTTAAAGGGACGACTTACATTATTAGACTCGGCATTTTCCACAATGAAAAAGACAATTGGTGATGCACTAGCTCCTGTGGTTAGTGTTTTTGTTGCTGGATTACAAAAGCTTGTGGATGGCTTCAATGCATTACCTGGACCAGTACAAAAGGCAATTGCAATTACAGGTGGTATTGTTCTTGCCCTAACAGCCGTTGCTGCAGCAATTGGTGTAGTTTTAGCAGCAGTTGGAATGATCATGTCAGGGATTGGAGCATTAGCAACATCATTAGGAATTGTTGGTGGTGCTGCAGGTCTTGCTAGTGCTGCGGTTGGATTCTTAGGCGGTGCAATAAGTTTACTACTTGGCCCGGTAGGGTTAATAGCAGCGGCACTTATTGGAACTGGTGTTGTTGCATATAAAGCGTATCAAAAAGCAACAGAAGACAGTATCGCTTCTGTAGATCGTTTTGCTACGAATACAGAAGGAAAAGTAAGCTCATCCACAAAGAAAGTTCTTGGTGAGTATTTCAAGTTATCTGATGGTATTAGGCAAAAGTTGACTGAAATTAGATTGAATCATGAAGTGATAACAGAAGAACAGTCGCAGAAGTTAATTGGTCAATATGACAAGTTAGGCAACACGATTATAGAAAAAACAAATGCAAGACAACAAAAAGAAGTTGAAGGGCTTAAAAAGTTTTTTGCGGATTCTTATGTATTAACCGCGGAAGAAGAAAATAAGCGGATTGAACAAATGAATCAACATTACGAACAAGAAAAGTTAAAAACACAAGAAAAAGAAAACAAAATTAAAGAAATTATTCAAACAGCAACGAATGAAAAACGTGAATTTACTACATCAGAAAGGATTTCCTTACAAGCTTTACAAGATGAAATGGACAGAGTTGCTGTCGAGCATATGTCTAAAAATCAAATGGAACAAAAAGTTATCTATGAAAATATGAGGGTACAAGCAAGTGAAATTACAGCTAGACAAGCCGCTGAAGTTGTTGAAAATAGTGCAAAAGCAAGAGATAAGGTTATAGAAGATGCGAAGAAAACAAGAGATGACAAAATTGCGTATGCTATACGTTTGCGAGATGAATCAGGGGCACTTAATAAAGAAGAAGCGGATGCAGCTATTGCAGAAGCGAATCGCCAATATAACAGTACAGTTTCCACAGCAAAAGATAAACATCAAGAAATTGTAAGTGAAGCAAAAGCGCAAGCTGGGGAACATGCTAATCAGGTGGATTGGGAAACTGGTCAGGTAAAGTCGAAATATCAGACTATGAAAGATGACGTTGTTCGAAAAATGAAAGAAATGGGATCAGATGTTTCCAACAAATATGAGGATATGAAAAAATCAGCTAGCGATAAAGTAGAAGAAATAAAAAATACTGTTTCAAGAAAATTTGAGGAACAGAAAAAAGCCGTTAAAGATAAAATGAACGAGATAAAAAGCGATATTGAAGAAAAGTGGAACACAGTTGAAAAATTCTTCAGTACCATAAATTTACGTTCGATTGGAAAATCAATTATAGAAGGGCTTGGAAAAGGAATAGATGATGCATCAGGAGGTTTATTTAGTAAAGCTGCTGGAATTGCAAACGATATTAAAAAGACTATTTCTGGAGCGCTTGAAGTAAACAGTCCATCAAAAGTAATGATACCCATCGGTAGTGCGGTTCCAGAAGGTGTTGGAGTTGGTATGGATAAAGGGAAACGTTTTGTTGTGGATGCAGCAAAAAATGTAGTTGGAACCGTTAAGAAACAAATGGGAAATATGCCATCTGTTTTTGATTTTGGATTTCAAACTTCTCATTATAGTGTTCCGAATGATGCGGTAAGTGGTTTAACGAATTATATGCAGCCTAATATCCCTAATAACTCGGCTACTAGTAAAAAGGTATTCCCAAATAGACGACCTGAAGAAAAAGAACTAAATCTTACATTGAATATGACAAACGTTTTAGACGGGAAAGAGTTAGCAGGTGGAACTTATAGGTATACCACAGAACTTCAAGATCGTGATCGACAACGAAAAGAGCAATTTTAAGGACGGTGATATTTTTGGGTAAATTAAGCTTTACATTTAATAATATTCGCAAAGATTATATTCAAATGCTTGTAGGGAGGAAACGTCCTTCATGGGCTCCAATTAAAAGAAATCTGGTTAGAGTTCCTCATCGTCCAGGGGCTTTTTTTATTCATACAGAAACCGAGGAGCGTCGTATTGACGTTCCTCTTGTTATTAAGGCTAAAAAAGATATAGCCGACTTACAAAAAATAAAGGAAGATTTAGCAAATTGGTTATATACAGAGCAACCAGCTGAACTCATTTTTGATGATGAGTTAGATCGAACATATCTTGCTTTTATTGATGGTTCACTAGATTTGGATGAACTAGTTAATAGGGGGAAGGGTGTTATTACTTTCGTTTGCCCTATGCCTTATAAATTAGGAAAAGTACAGACTCAAACATTCACGCAAAATTGGTCCACAGAAATCACGTCTAATTTCACGAATAAAGGTAGTGTAGAAACACCAGCATTAATTGAAATGATTGCAAAAAAGCCAAGCACTTTTTTAGATGTATGGTTTGGAGAATATCCACATAATCGTGATTATTTTAGAATTGGCTATCCTCTCACTGTGGAAGAAACAACAGTACAAGAACGAGAAAGAGTAATGTGGGATGAAATGACTACAGCTGTAGGATGGACTCCTGTTACTGGAGTTTTTGATGACATGAAAGGTACAGGTAGTTTTAAATCAAGGGATGGTTACGCATTGTATTGTCAAGATTACGGACAAGAGAAAGGATTCCACGGTGCAATTGCTAAGAAAAATATTCCAGGTGGACCGTTACAAGATTTTGAAATGGAGACTTGGGTGCGTTTGAGGTCCAAAAGTATTGGGGAAATGGGTCGTGTAGAGGTACTTCTTTTAGATGATACAAGTAATATCGTTACGCGAATTAACATGAATGATTTATATTGGGATGCTGAAATGACGAAAGCATACATGCGTATTGGAAATGCAGGAACGCCTAACAGTATACGAAAATTAGTAGATACAAGTGGGGCACATCCTAATACATTTAATCAATTTTACGGTAGGTTACGTATTGCAAGGCGTGGAAAAGAGTGGTCTGTTTATGTATCCCGTTTTAGAGATGGTACAGAAATAGATGATGCTTCGCTTGTTGAACGTTGGATTGATGAAACCGGAAATCCAATGACAGAACGAAAAATTGCACAAGTAATGATTTCAATCATGAGTTGGGATGTAAATAAACCTGTTGATGTCATGCAAATTGATGATTTAAAGATTTGGAAAGTAAACAAAGTACCTTCAAATACAAAGCCTTATATTTTTGATACCGGAGACAAAATTGTTATTGATACAGAACGAAGTCTCGTCACAATCAACGGAATAAATGCGATTAACTTAAAAGATTTTTTTAGTGATTTTCCTAAAATAATAAGTGGCGATAATCGTATAGATATCATGCCACCAGATGTAAACGCAACAGTTAGTTATAGGGAGAGATACAGATGAGAACACCAAGCGGAATATTGCATGTTGTGGATTTCAAAACGGATCAAATTGTCTCGGCTATTCAACCACAGGACTATTGGGACGATAAGCGCCATTGGGAAATCAAAAACAATATTGATATGCTAGATTTCACAACTTTTGACGGAACAAAACACGCAATTACATTGCAGCAACAAAACTTAGTTTTAAAAGAAGTCCGTGATGGACGTGTCGTTCCATATGTTATTACAGAGGCCGAGAAGGATTCTAATAAAAGATCCATTACCACATATGCTTCAGGCGCTTGGGTTCAAATTGCTAAGTCCGGAATTATAAATCCACAACAGATAGAGAGCAAAACGGTTAATGAATTCATTGATATGGCACTCTTGGGAATGAAGTGGAAACGTGGAAATACTGAATACGCTGGATTCCATACCATGACCATTGATGAGTTTATCGATCCGCTTACGTTTTTAAAGAAAATCGCTTCGTTATTCGATTTAGAAATTCAATATCGCGTAGAAGTAGTAGGCTCTCAAATTACCGGTTGGTATGTAGATATGGTTAAAAAGCGCGGTCAAGAAACCGGAAAAGAAATAGAGCTTGGGAAAGATTTGGTTGGAGTAAAACGTATCGAACATTCTCGTGAAATTTGCACAGCTCTTGTTGGTTTTGTACGTGGTGAAGAGGAGAAAGTCATTACTGTTGAGAGTATAAATAACGGCCTTCCTTATATCACAGATAGCGATGCATTCCAACGTTGGAATGAACACGGAAAACATAAATTCTGTTTCTATACTCCAGAAACAGAAGAACAAAATATGACACCGCAACGATTAATGACTTTGATGAAAACCGAGTTTAAAAAGCGTGTAAACACATCCGTTTCTTATGAAGTTGAAGCACAGTCAATTGGTCGTGTATTCGGATTAGCTCATGAGTTAATTAATGAAGGCGACACAATCAAGATTAAAGATACAGGTTTTACACCTGAATTGTATTTAGAAGCTCGCGTTATTGCTGGTGATGAATCGTTTACTGATCCTACACAAGATAAATATGTGTTTGGAGATTATCGTGAGATTGTTGATCCAAATGAGGAATTAAGAAAGATTTACAATCGAATCCTTAGTTCCTTAGGTAATAAACAAGAAATGTTAGATCAGCTAGATAAATTAGTGAAAGAAGCTAATGAAACAGCTAGTAATGCTAAGAAAGAATCGGAAGCAGCAAAAACACTTGCTGAAAAGGTTCAAGAGAACATAAAAAATAACACTGTGGAAATCATTGAAGCAAAGAATCCACCAACAAGTGGGCTTAAACCTTATAAAACGCTTTGGCGTGATATCAGCAATGGTAAGCCAGGTATTTTGAAGATATGGACAGGTACAGCTTGGGAGTCAGTTGTTCCAGACGTGGAATCGGTAAAAAAGGAAACATTAGACCAAGTTAATAAAGATATTGAATCCACAAAAACAGAGTTGAATAAAAAAGTTCAAGAGGCACAAAATCAAGCAACAGGACAAGTCAATGAAGTGAAGGAAAGCTTACAGGGTGTTAGTCGTACGATTTCAGATGTACAAAATAAACAAGGTGAAATTGATAAGAAGGTAACTAAGTTCGAACAGGATTCTAACGGATTTAAAACTTCTATTGAATCGTTAATTAAAAAAGATGATGATATCAGCAATAAATTAACTACAGTCGAGCAAACTGTGGAAGGCACAAAAAAGACGATATCTGATGTGCAGCAAACAACAAATGACCTTAAAAAAGTAACAACTGAAATTAAAGAAGAAGCTGGGAAAATCAGTGAGAAGTTAACAAGTGTAGAGACGAAAGTAAATAACGATAAAGCTGGAGGACGTAACCTTTTATTTTTTTCAAATGTTAAATATGAAAAAAATGATTATTTAATCAATCAATACAATTTGACTGAAAATTTCTCTACAGGTGAGGAATATACCTTTGTAATCAAAGGGAGTGTCCAGCAAGGTCAGAAATTTGGAATTTGGCAGAATGGCGGTTCGAGTAATGTTGGATATGCCACAAGCTTTTATGCTAATGGAATAACTTATGTAACCTTCAAAGCTGTGGCGGCTACAAGTGGAAATGAACGAAAGTTAAGTTTATATAACTATCCAAATAGCACTACAAAATCTATTGTGGAATGGGTTGCCTTGTATAAAGGAAATAAGCCACAGGATTGGACACCAGCGCCTGAAGAGCAGGTAACAACCGATGAATTCACCAAGAAAACAAATGAAACTACAAAAAGTGTGGATGGCATCAAAGCAACAATAACAAAAGTAGAAAATAACCAAAGTGGATTTGATAAACGTGTTGCTACTGTAGAAAAAGATGCAACTACCATTAAACAAAATGTTTCTTTATTACAAGATACGCAGACAGCGCAAGGAAGACAATTACAAGAAGCAAAGGCTGGATGGGAAAATACTGCAAAAGCACTTGAAGGTAAAGTTGAGATTAAGCAAGTTGAAGATTATGTTGCTGGATTTAAGATTCCTGATTTAAAGAATACGGTTAATAAAAACAAAGAAGATATACTTGCAGAGTTAGCGAACAAGCTTGCAACTGAGCAATACAATCAGAAAATGACTCAAATTGATAATCGTTTTACTATCAATGAGCAAGGTATAAATGCATCAGCCAAAACAACAGAAGTATATACAAAAGAACAAGCGAATGGGCAATTTGCTACCTCAGGATATGTAAGAGATATGGAAAGTCGCCTTCAGCTAACTGAAAAGGGCGTTAGCATATCTGTAAAAGAAAATGATGTCATTGCAGCGTTCAATATGAGTAAAGAAAATATTAAGTTAAATGCGGCAAGAATAGACTTAGTCGGAAAAGTAAAAGCAGAGTGGTTAATGGCTGGCTTGTTAAGCGGTTGCCAAATTAGAACATCAAATACCAATAACTATGTAAGCTTAGACGACCAATTTTTACGTCTATATGAAAGTGGTATTCCTAGAGCGTTCCTTGGATATTACCGAAGACGGGACGGTGCAGTGCAACCAACTTTTATCTTAGGATCAGATGAAAAAACTAGAGCTCCTGAAGGTACTTTATTTATATCTCAAATGGGGACCGGATGGCCTCAAGCTAGTGCGAACATTGGTATTACTGATGACATAGTTGATAGTGAGATAAGAAAATCTGTGTTTTGGGAGCTTAACAGAAACGGAATTAGTGTTCTACACGCAAACGACTATCATGCTCTTTATGCCGGAAATGGAAACTGGCATTTCAGACGAGGAAAAAGTGGTCTATATCAATCTACATTAGCAATCGAAGATAATAGCTCAGATGCAGATTTAAGATTACCTAATATCACATTACGTAATAGCCGTGTAGCAGGATATACCGGAGTTCTCCAAGTTAAGTCATCTGTTACTCAAAACGGATGGGGCGCTGTTCAAGGTAACTTTATGAGTCCTTCGCTACGTGAATATAAATCTAATATTCGTGACGTAGCATTTTCCGCTTTAGAAAAAATTAGAAACCTTAGAATCAGACAATTTAACTACAAGAATGCGGTAAACGAGCTTTACCGTATGAGAGAAGAAAAAGATCCTAATGATCCTCCATTGACAAAGGAAGATATCAAAACGTATTACGGGGCAATTGTAGATGAATCTGATGAAGCATTTGTGGATGAAAGTGGGAAAGGAATTCACTTGTATTCATACGTATCATTAACGATAAAAGCTTTACAAGAGCATGAAGAAAATCAAAATGAGAAAATACAAGAAATGGAGAGAAAGCATAATGAAGAAATAGCCGAAATCAAACAAAAACATGCAGATGATAATAAGCAATTGTGCAGTGAAATAGATTCGCTAAAAGAGTTAGTTCAAAAATTAATAAGTGAGAAGCCAGAGCAGCTATAAGCTGTTTTTATTTTGAACAAAATACGGCTTTTATAAAAAAAGAGGGACAAATAACTGTCTCTCTTTTTTATTTTGAAATGAGGTGGTCAAAGTGGAAGGGTTACAAGATGTAAGAAATGATGTACAAGAAATGAAGCAAGAAATCAAAGAAATAAGGCTTGAAATTAAAAGTTTGGAAATGCGTACAACAGGCAACGAGAAAGATATTGATAATATCAACAAACAACTAGATAAAATCAGCGCGAATACTACTTGGATTTTACGTCTTATTGTTGGTGGAATTATTGGGGCAGCACTCACCTTCTTTTTGAAAGGAGGTGGTATGTAATGGTTAGTTTAGCCGTAATGATTGGAATTGTTGTTGGTCTTTCGCAAATTGCCAAAACAATCGGATTACAAACAAAATATGTTCCGTTATTAAATTTAACGCTTGGCATTGTGCTAGGCGTTTTATTTTTGGACGGGGACATCAAAACAAATGTATTTCAAGGAATCATCATTGGATTGTCAGCAAGTGGATTATTTGACCACACAAAAATTATAAAAAAGGATGTTGATACTAAATGAAAAAGACATTGAAACATATTACCTCGTTTCTTATGATTCTAGTGCTTGCTAGTTCTTTTGCTACAAGTGCTTTTGCTGATAGAACACTTATTATTCCTGATTTACCTAAACAACCATACCGTAATGGTGTAGGTGCTTATGAGGGCGTTGTAGCACATTCTACAGCAACTCCAGAAGCGCCAGCTATCAATATTCAAAAATATGAGTCTCGTACATGGAGAAACGCATTTGTTCACTACGCGGTTGACTGGAAGGAAACAATCCAAATCGCTGATACAAAGTACATTGCTTATGGTGGAGGTCCTTCTGCTAATAAACGTTTTGTACATGTTGAACTTTGCGAAACAGCAGATTACGATAAATTTAAACGCAGCTATGATAAATACGTGAAGTTACTTGCTAAAATCCTACGTGATCGTGGTTTATCTGTGGAAAAAGGATTATGGACTCACTATGATGTAACAGAATACCTTGGTGGAACAGATCATGAAGATCCACTTGACTACTTAAAGTCTCATGGCGTTTCAGAAGTTCAATTTAGAGCAGATGTACAACGAGCATATAATAATTCTAGTGCGGATGTTTCTGTTCCTGAGAAGCCATCTAAACCAGCGGAAGTACCAACAGCAGTAACAGACGGTATCGCCTATATTGAAGGTTACAACGTTAACTTACGTAAAGGACCAGGTACAAGTTATTCTAAGATTCGTCAATTAAACAAACCAGAATCTTATATTGTGTGGGCGGAAAAGGATGGTTGGTTAAATCTTGGTGGAAATCAGTGGATTAAGAACGATCCATCTTATGTGAAGTTTAATAAGAAAAGTACAGTAGATTCTTCTATTGTTGAAAAGCGTGTTGTTTCAAAAGTTAACAATCTACGTTTCTATGATACTCCATCATGGCAGGATAAAGATGTGGCTGGTTCTGTAGATGCAGGATTAGGATTTACAATTGATGCGAAAGTAAATGTAAATGGTTCACCGCAATATAAAGTACACAATAGCAAAGGAAGAACATACTATGTAACAGCAAATGAAGCCTATGTGTATGTGAAGTAGAAAAGAGTGTCTGCTCAACTATGAGTAGACACTCTTTTTTTTATTTTATCCAATATTTTCATAAGAATGGCTTTAGCTGGAGCGATAGGATTAGTATAATTAAATAGTATATTTTTCATTTGAAAATGTATTATAGAAACACGGAGGGACGTAATAAAATGAATCCTGAAATTAATCCTGAATTAGTGCATAAATTTAGAAGTAAAGTTCATGAGAATAATAATTTTGTAGAAAGTTATTTTACAGAATTCAATGGAGTAAATGTATGGAGTAAAATTTGTTCTTGTATGGATTGGCTAACTGTAGCTACAGAAGGGCTAGAGATACCAAAAGAGCGTAATAATATGAACAAAGCGGCGCTTGAATTTACTCATTTTATAGTAACGATGGATATGATTTTAGAGGCGATTGAAGGTTTGTGGGTTTCTATAGGTCCGGCCATTAATAAAAAACAACCTTACTTAAAGGACAAGAATATTTTTCGAGCAGAAGTATTCGGGAAAGAATTGACAGATAGGGCCTTTTTTAAAGCAATAAGATCATGGTTTGGTGTTCATTCGGTGAATGGTAATGAAGAAATTGTATTGCTTGATAATAAAGAAGTGAAAGTGAGGTTTTTTAGCAGTTGGTCAGCAATTCCGTTTTTTCCAGAGCCATCTGAAGGATTAAAATTCTCACTTCGCTTGTATTCAAATAACCCTGAAGCAGAGGAATTATATGGAGGAACAAAAGAAATAAAGGTTAATAATCTTATCAATTTTATAACATTAAGATTTGAATCATTAAATCAACTTATGGAAGAAATTGATAAGTTGTATAAGCGTGAAAAAGAGAGATTACAAGAAACACCTATAAATTTGAATAAAGATAAAGATGAATTAGCTCAATTAAATCAACTTCATGAGCAAGCAAAAGAAAGAAGATTGCTGAATGAACTCTATGAAACTGATATAGAATTATACAAATCATTTTTAATGTGTGATATTGAAGAATTCCAGCCGGATGAAAGAGCATTGGTACTGAATTATCTAGAAGTTTTAAAACCGATAATTCCAATGTATAGAGATATAGTTCAAAATGTAGATATTAATGCATTCGACAAATTTGAAAAATTAAAATTAAGTTCGCAGGTTTATTTGGCTAATCACTATTACTTTATAAAAGTACTGGAGAGTATTGCTGAATGGACTGATACAGGGATTTATTCTATAGATTATTTAATTGAAAATGGAATTTTACCAGAGTGTATTACCGATTTATCAGGAGAATGCAGAGAATTATTAATTTATGCCTTAGATTATAAATGGAGTTTAGAGATGGATAAAAAATAAAATTGGCCTTTAAAAGTCGATTATTAATTTGTAGTTATTAATTCAACAAACTTAAACTCAATATTAAAACCGAAAGCTGCGTATAGAAAATTATGAGAAATCAAGTATATAGTAGTGAAAGTATAAAGCTAAATATTAGGATAGACGTTATAATTTAAACTAAAGAGATGTAACGATATAAAGGAGAGGGACAATATGAAACAAAAAGTTTCGAATGTCACAGGAGAGATAATTTTATCTTATCAAGAAAATGGATATCAAGTAGTATTAGATGAATTCCAGCACGCAAAATGTATTAATATTGTTACTTATAATATTAATACATATGAACGTTATTCAGTGCTGATTAAAGAACTTAGGAAATTGAATAAATCTACAAAAATAACTATTATTTTGAATATTCCCGATGGAAGTTATTTGAAAAACATAAAAAAAAATAAACAAGAAAATAATATTAATAATGTTATAAAAAAAATTAAGAATGCCTTGAGTGTTCTGGAACATGAAAAGTTCGGAAGTTTAGAAGTGTATGTCAACCTTGAAAATCATGCAAAGTTAATTATGACTGATACTATCGCTTATATTGGTTCGCAGAATTTTTCTGATGCTAGCGAAGGTAAATTCGAATTGGGATTTTTAGTAAAAGATCCAAAAGTCATTAGAGACATTGAGAATAATATTTTTGCGAAAATTAAAAGCAAATCAATACACTGTATTACCTCTGAATATAGGGCTACAATGGAAGAGATATCTGTAAAAATGGGGAATAAGTTACAAAATATTCGAGAAGATATTTTAACATGGGTTGGAGACCCGCCTTTTATTCCTTGGCAAGAGGTCTTTTTTATTGATGACGCATATTTTCATAGAGAAAGATGGGGAGAATTTAAGGAGTTTCATTCTGAATTTGAAGTTATAACTGAAAAACTAATAGATGAGTATCCTTCTGAATTTAATAAAGAGAGCGCAAGGGAAACGATAAAACATTTAAGGAAACTAGTAAAGCTACTTGTTTCTGAATTGGACGAACTGGCTAATTTTAAAACAAATCAAGAAGAGAGTATGATGTGGGATAAGTTTCATGAACTTGATGCGGGTGAAAATATGGAAGAAGCTTTAGAAGATGCCCAATATTATGTAGAAAATTATAAAGAAGAGAATTACCGAGAAATAGAAGATAAAGGGAAAGAGTTAATTAAAACATTTGATTATATAAAAGAATCCATTCAAGATATTGAAACAATAGTTGATGAAATAAAGGATGCTATGATTAGAAAAGCTCTGAATCAAAATATAGAGAGAATCTTACAAGATATAAAAAAACAATAGCAAAAAAATAAAAAAGTCCCATAAAGTTAATAATAAACCGCTAAAAGAATATAGTCAGGCAGAGAACAAAACAGAGTTTCTTAGGCAGTTAATGTTGGAACGTGAATACTTCTAAACAGTATTATTTACGTTAGGCCTTTTACAAAACTCTTCTAAGCAACAGAAGAAAGAGGCTTTAGTAGAATTATGACGATGGTTCGAAATTCTAGTGGAGAGAACTTGATGGTTGAATCTGTTGTTAAGGACTGTACTCGTCATTTGTTAATGTGGGAGTAATTAATCAAAAGTGGGACCTTACTGCCTTAAGTGAAGGAGGGAGCAAAATGGTAAGTAATTTACGTACCGGATTTTTAAAAATAATGAACGAATACCTAGAGGCAAAGAGAGACCGATTCGCTGGTCACTTATTAGTATCTTTTGTTAGAAGGGAAATTACAAAGGAAATCGAAAAATTAACCTTTATTGATAAAAATCAATACATAGTAACAGGCTCAGCCGGTCAAGGGAATTGGGCATCTGTTCCCAGGATTGCAGTGTTGAATAAAAACATTACGACTTCTACTCAAAGAGGTTACTATATTATGTACTTGTTTAGTGATGATATGCAGCGACTTTATTTAACCTTAACACAAGGGGGGAGCGAAAATACAAAAGAAGAGATAGGAAGGATTAAACGCGAGATTCGTGAAGTTATCACGATGTCAGAAAAGGTTAAAAAGGATGATGACATCTTTCTTGGTACGAGCGCAAAAGCAAGAAGCTATGCAAATTTAACTGCTGCTTATATTTCCTACAGTGTTCAAGAAATGCCAGGTGAGGAAGAGCTAGTTGAAGACCTACAAGAGATGATTCAATATTACGAGCAATATATTAGTGTGTTTAATTTAAACAGCCCCGAAACACAGGACTCAAATCCTCAGGGGAAAGATGCACAAAGTGATAAAATAACTGAAAAGGATTTGTTAGGAAGAGATGTTCTAGTTAAGGAATTAAGCGATTTTTATACGGAATATACTGATAATAACCATTCGTCATTTTATCTGGGGATATTCGCTAGATGGGGGATGGGGAAAAGCTCCATTGTTCAAATGCTTTCTAATGCTATAAAGGAAAGAAAGTCGGATAAAAATGAATATTTGGTTTGTAAAGTAGATTGTTCTGTATTCGATAAGAAAGATCAACTATGGGTTAGCATACTTAATCAATTGATAGATGAAATTTCTAAAGGCAAAGATAAAAACAAAGATAAAGCCAAAGAAGATAGGTTCAACTTTAAATGGAAGTTTATTTCTTTTAAAACTAGGTTTTTTGCTCGTAATTTTTGGGAATGGTTAAAAGGTAAAAATAGATGGATAAGTATTTTAGGGATTGGTAGTATCTTTGGTTTTATTATTTACAAATTTATGCCTTTATTAATGGGAGAAAGTCAGAATCTAAGAGAGATTACTTTTCTCATCACGATAGTTACCGCTTGTTATACTTTAGTGAAAAGCATATCATCAATATTTAAAGAAAATGTGTTTTTAACGGATAATAGAAGTATAGATAATACATATTCGAGAAGTGTTAATGAATATAAACTTTTGTTAAATTTGCTAAATGGTGTTCCGAAAAAAAAGGATATTAAGATATTATTAATATTAGATGAATTAGATCGAATTCATAAAGATTTATTACCAGATATAATTGAATGCATTCAATTATTCAAATCCTTAAATGAAGAAAGGTTACTAGAAAAACAAAAAAATAATAATAACGAGACGAATAATAAATCCACCATCTCGTGTGTATTTTCATTTAACCATGACGTGCTGTTTCCTATTATAGGACGAAATATATCTTTAGAAGATAAGCAATTATTTATTCAAAGTTATAAGAATTATAACGGATTTGTTGAAGGAAAAGATAAAGATGTTTATGTAAATTATTATAAATTAGGAAAAGAATACATGGATAAGTATCTAGATTTGTCTCTTTATCTTGAAGATAGTATTGATTATAGAAATTTGGTGGATCATTTATTTGATGGAAATGATATAGAAGGTGATAATGAGGGTACAAATAAGGAATCGGCACGATTATTTGAAGGGCATGATGAATTAGAGAGTGAAGAACTAATGCAACGATTCGGGGATCAAGAAGGGTTGGAAGACATAGCAACAAAAGAACAGTCCGAATATCCAGTAGAGTTAGAGGTACCCGAAGAGAGGAATGTTCCGTCATTTACATTGACAGAACGTCAGGTCATTAAAGATACAATATGTAAGTACGCTTCAGATGTAGAGCCCCGGAAAATTATAAGATTGAAGAATGCTTTACTATTATTAAAAAAATTAAACAAAGAAAAGGAAGATGTAATGGATATAGAAAAAAAGAAAGAATTACAAAAATTTATTATCGACTTCCTTGAAATTGATATTAGTGATAAAAATAAAAATGTTGAGATAGCAGCAACTGTCGAAGAATCGTCAGATAATAAATATTTAAAATACACGAATTATTTTATACATAATAAAGATTAGGAAAGATAATTCACTAGATAATGTTTTTAGAAGAGTTTGGCTACTTAGCTAAGCTCTTTTTTTTATAATAAAAATTAATTGGAGCTACTATGTTTGTGAAGGTGTATGTAATGGAGGAGATATAAAAAAGTGCTAACAAGTTTGCAAACGAACTTGCTAACACCTATAAGAAATAGACATAAATTATCGCTGATATGTCATCTTCAATAATAGCCATAATCAATTAGAACACACTAATACGAAATGCTCATGAAAACATTCTTAATATCAACAATATAA